TTGAAGTTTTATAATTCTTTTTTGGAGCTAAATTATGGCAACTAAGCAAGTTCAACTTTCCGTTGATGAGATTCGTAAAAATAAATTCTTTATCGCTACCCCATGCTATGGTGGTCAGCTAAACGAGCCTTACTTCCGTTCAGTCATCAAGATGATGACATTCTTTAACGGGCATCAAATCCCTCTCGCCTTTGGTACTATTGCTAACGAGTCTTTAGTGACCCGGGCCCGCAACGTACTAGTGGCTTATTTTCTAGCATCTGATTATACTCACCTTATGTTCATCGATGCTGATATTGAATTTCAGACTGAAGATATCTTGAAGCTATACGCTCACAAGAAAGACGTAGTGGTTGGTGCATATCCTAAGAAGGGTGTTGCATGGGATAAGATTAGATCTAATTTAACGGACCCAGCTAACAAAGATAAGAACCTGTCTGATCGTGATATGGCCTCTTTTGGTTCAGACTACGCTATTAACTTTAAGTTTGTTGATAAAGAGACTAAGACTATTGGCGTTGAAAATGGCTTGATCAAACTACATGACGCAGGTACTGGGTTCATGATGATTAGCCGCGAAGCTATTCTTAAGATGATTAAAGCCTATCCTGAGTTTAAATACAATAACGATGTTAATATCAATAATGCCGATCTGAAAGATCACTTCTACGCATTGTTTGATACCAGTATTGATCCTGTTGATCGTCGTTACCTATCTGAAGACTATACGTTCTGCCGACGCTGGCAAGAAATTGGCGGAGATGTTTGGCTTGATCCTTCTATCTCTCTCAACCATTACGGTCATTTCTGCTTCCAAGGTAATCCAGAAGCCATTATTAGCTTTGGCCCTCAACCAGAACAAAAGAGAGAAGAAGTAATTACCGTCGACCTACCTGATTAAGCAACCTTTACTATATTATGCGACTAAGTGAATTGACAGAGGAGTGGTCTAAGGACGCTCCTATTAACGAGACCAACCTTGGGCACGAAGCTGCCCGGGTTCCTATTCTACACTCTAAGTACATTACGGTGATGTCCACCACCAAGCTCCAGCTCCGTAAAGCAGAGTCGGACTATCTTAACACCAGACGTTTGAAGTACAAATACTTCAGGGGTGAGATGACTAAGCAGGATTTAGAGGATGAGGGGTGGGCTCAATATCAAGGCAACAAACCATTGAAGAGTGAAATGGACGAGTTACTGGAATGTGATAATAAGTTGATAGAGTTACAAGATAAGATAGAATATTTTAAAACTACTATCTATACACTAGAACAAATAATTAGATCCCTTAACTCTCGTACCTGGGATATTAAATCAAGTATTGAATGGGTCAAGTTTTCAAATGGTATGTTGTAATGGCCGATATAGCAATCAAGAAGAAAAATGAAGTTTACATAACAGTACACGCAGATCCTTCAATAGCGCAGGAACTTTCAGATCACTTTTCTTTTGATGCTCCGGGTGCTAAGTTTCATCCCCTCTTCCGTAATAAGATATGGGATGGAAAGATTAGACTCTTTTCAATGTTTACAAAAGAATTATATGCTGGTCTAATTAGTTACTTAGAACATTTTGCTGAGGTTAATAATTATACGATAGATTATGAACAGTATCACATTCAAGCTGATGCCGTAAATCCTGAGATAGTAAAAGAATTTGTTGAGGGGCTTAATCTTAGTCTACCAGAAGGCGCTGCTATAAGAGACTATCAACTTGATGCAATTCATAAAGCAATTTTTAATGCAAGAAGTCTTCTCCTATCTCCAACCGGTTCCGGTAAGTCTCTCATCATCTATTGTCTGCTGCGTTGGAATGAAGAGTTTGGAAGACGCCAACTTATCTTAGTTCCTACTACTTCATTGGTAGAGCAGATGTATGCTGATTTCCAATCTTATTCACAAAACAATGGATGGAAGGTATCAGAGAATTGCTCCCGCATCTATGCAGGTCATTCTAAAGAGAATCTATTACCAATAGTAATCTCCACCTGGCAATCTATTTACGAATTACCAAAGAAGTTCTTTGAGAACTATCAGGTTGTATATGGAGATGAGGCGCATACTTTTAAAGCTAAGTCCTTAACTGGCATTATGCATAAGATGGTCAATACACCTTATCGCATAGGTACAACAGGCACATTGGATGGTTCCAAGACTCATAAACTGGTACTAGAGGGCCTTTTTGGTCCGGTATACAAAGTAACAACCACCAAACAGTTGATGGACAATGATCAGTTGGCTGAGTTAAAGATATTCGGTCTGATACTTCAATATCCTGATGATGTTAAAAAAGCTTGTAAGGATAATAAGTACCCTGATGAGATGAGTTTTCTTTGTGGCTATGAGCCTAGGAATAAATTTATTCGCAATCTTGCTCTTAGCCAAACAGGTAATTCGTTGGTACTATTTCAGTATGTTGAGAAGCATGGGCAAATACTTTTTGATATGATAAAGGCTAAAGCCGGCGATAGAAAAGTATTCTTTGTATTCGGTGGTACAGAGACTGCTGATAGAGAAGACATTAGAAGAATTACAGAACAAGAGAGTGATGCTATTATTGTTGCTTCCTACGGTACGTTTTCTACAGGTATAAATATTAGAAACCTTCACAATATTGTTTTTGCATCGCCTACGAAGTCAAGAATTAGAAACTTACAATCGGTAGGTAGAGGGTTAAGAAAAGGTGATGCAAAGACACATTGTAATCTATACGATATTGGTGATGATCTGACTTGGAAGACAAGAAAGAACTATACTCTATTGCATATGATCGAAAGAATTAAGACCTATAATGATGAGCACTTTGACTACAATCTAGTAAAGGTACCTCTAAATGTACTGTAAGTTTTTAAAGTTAACCAGCGGAGAAAATTTAATCGTCTCTACAGAAGATGAATGCGATAAGCTGGATGAAAAAAGATATATTGAAGTATCTGAACCTGTAGTAATTCATTCTATGAGAATGCCCTATGGGGGAGGATTTATTGAGTCGTATATTATGCAGCCCTGGCTTAAAATGTCTACAAAAGAAGTTTTAAGACTCCCAGTACGTAATATTATTATTGCAACAAATTTGATGGAAAAAGCAGAATCTCAATATAAACAATTTATAGTAGAGTATGAAAATTCTGAAATAGCAACCGAAGAAGATATTGATGAAGCACTTTCAGGTGATGTCGATATTGATGAAAATGAAATCACCGAGGAGAATGATAATGATGGTTGGAGACGTGGTTCCGATAGGACCTATCACTGAAAAGAAAGCACCAGCTCACTACGTAAACAATAAAGAGTTTTTTGAAGCTTTAGTTGATTACCGTAGACTGGTTCTCGATGCAGCAGAAAGAGGTGAAGAAAGACCGAGGGTAACAGAGTATATTGGTGAGTGCTTTCTCAAGATAGCTACTCACCTTTCATATAAAGCTAACTTCATCAATTACACCTATAAAGACGATATGATATCAGATGGTATCGAAAATTGTCTTACAGCGGTTATTAAGTTTGACCCCGAGCGAGGTATGAACCCATTTGCCTACTTTACGCAAATTACTTTCTTTGCATTCGTAAGACGGATTCAGAAAGAAAAGAAACAACAAGCAACTAAGTACAAATTAATGGAGAACATTGATATTGATATGCTGATAGCACACTCTGAAGGTAATGAAGAATTCGCGAATTCTTTAATAGAAATGATGAGAAAACAGGTAGATCACATCGATGTTGATAAGAGAACGGTAAAAAAACCTAAGAAAAAAGCCGTTTCTGACGAAGGAATACTTGACATTGAATAGGGTATAGCTTATAATAGGTTTATGCCTGTTAAAGTTTATTATTATACTAGAGATAAAGAAGGTTTCGCCTTACCAGATGAAACCTACGAAAGTATCGAAGAGGACCTCTTCTTGTGGCAGCATATTAATAATGCTCGCAAACAAGCCGGGGTACCTCGCGATCGTTTCTTTATAATTAATACCTCTTGTTCCCCTCGTAAGAAGCCAACGTGGATTAATCCTGATTGGCCAGTAGTACCTTTCCCTAAGCTTAAGAAGACTAGATTAGCTTTCGGTAGATATGTTATCGAGAAAGTACCAGAACCCGTTGATCCTGATTATGAGTAGCCTATATAATGGATCGTGCCCTTCCACGTACAACTAGGAGAATCTAATGATTCAATTTGACTTTGATCTGATTCCAGATCCCGACCGCCACCGTAAGATTAGCTTTGTAAAAAGCGGTCTACGTATTCTAGCTGGCATTGCCCTAATTTGCGGCAGTCTCATTACTACAGGTATCCTTTTGATCGTTGCCGAGATTCTCGGTATCGTAGAGGAGATCGTTTAATGGCTAAACTAAAAGTAGCAGAACTATTCTATTCAATACAAGGCGAAGGTAGGTACATGGGTGTACCATCCGTTTTCCTTCGTACGTTTGGCTGCAACTTTAAATGTGCTGGCTTCGGTATGCCTAAAGGTGAATTAAGCATGGAGGCTGCTGGTATTGCAGCTACACATGTCTTGGTTACCCCTTTTCAAACGTACAATGCACTACCATTAGTCAGTACTGGTTGTGATAGTTATGCCAGTTGGATGCCTGAGTTTAAAGACTTAAGCCCTATGCTAACTACAGATGCTGTTGCTGATGCTATCGTTGACTCTCTACCGTACAAGGAATGGAGAGATGAGCATCTTGTAATTACTGGCGGTGAGCCTCTACTAGGTTGGCAACGGGCATATCCTGACTTGCTCGAGCATCCGAAGATGAGAGCATTAAAAGAGATTACTTTTGAGACTAATGGTACTCAAGAACTTAGTGAAACGTTTAAAGATTATCTTGATAGATGGGGCTGGGGTGTACCTGGTAATTTCGATCGTCAGGTAACGTTCTCTGTATCACCTAAGCTATCAGTATCAGGTGAGAAGTGGGATGAAGCTATTAAGCCTGAAATTGTTGCAGACTATGGTAACGTAGGGTATGTGTATTTGAAGTTTGTAGTCGCATCTCAAGAAGATGTTAATGAAGCAGATAAGGCAGTAGAAGCCTATCGCGAGGCAGGCTTTAGAGGGCCGGTATACTTAATGCCTGTTGGTGGTGTTGAGTCGGTATATCATATGAACAACCGGGCTGTGGCAGAATTTGCCATGAAGAAGGGGTATCGTTATAGCGATCGCCTTCAAGTGCCTTTATTTAAAAACGAATGGGGAACCTAAATGTCATTACAAGTTGGAAAAACGGACGCCGAACTAGGCTATAAAGTAGAAGAGTATCTTATCTCTAAGGGCGTTCATACCCCTATTGTATTGGATAGACTTGGGGTAAAGGATGAGCGTAAGATTGCAAAGATCGAAAAGAACTTTGCTGTCATTATGGAGACGCTAGGTCTTGATCTGACTGATGACTCGTTAATGGATACTCCTAAGCGCGTAGCTAAGATGTTTGTACGAGAGATCTTCTGGGGCTTGAAGCCAGAGAACTTTCCTAAGTGTACCGTTATCGATAATAAGATGGGGTACGATGAGATGGTAGTAGAGAAAGACATTACTATGATGTCTAACTGCGAGCATCACTTTGTTACTATCGATGGTAAAGCACATATTGGTTATATACCTAAAGGCAAGGTACTTGGTCTATCTAAGTTAAACCGTATCGTAGAATACTTCTCGCGTCGCCCTCAGGTGCAAGAACGTATTGCCGAGCAAGTATACCATGCATTGGTCTTTATCCTTGATACCGAAGATGTTGCAGTTGTTATTGAAGGTGTTCATTACTGCGTTAAGTCGAGAGGGGTTGAAGATCATTCTTCTTCTACCCTTACAGCCAAGCTTGGCGGTTGCTTTAAGAGTGAGCCCGATTGCCGAGCTGAATTTATGTCTTTAATTAAGAGGTAATTTATGACATGGTATGCAAACTCCGAAGGTCGCTATGGTGCTAATGGTGCCAAAGGTGACCTTGGTGAAGCAATTGTTGCAGAATACTGTAAGACTAATAATATCTTATTTGAAGATAAGAATGATATAAAAAGTCAAGTAGTACTAAAAATTGATTGCATCATTGATGGAGTTGCTATAGATGTTAAGTCTAATTACTATATGGGTACCCTTTGTGTAGAGCTGTTTAATAATAAAAAACAGAAGGCGGGGTGGTTGTATACTACAATGGCTAAACAAATTTACGGGGTAGATGTGGATACTAAATCTATTTACCGCTATAATATAGAAGATATGATAGCTTATGTGAGTATGAATGAGCACCGGGTAAAGAAAACTAAGTACGATGATGCCGTACTCTGGGCCCCGGTAGCATTAGATATTATTGAGAAACTACAATGAAAATTAGCCATGAATCCCCGCTTTGCCTTCTTGATCGGTCTCGTGATTATAACGATTACGATTACGCTCTTGTCCACTTGTTCGAGACCGAACCAACCTACCTACAATTCTTTAAAGACTCTCTAGCTCAAGGTCGAACTGTCTTACTAGATAATTCTATCTTTGAACTGGGTACTGCCTTTGACTCCGATAAGTTTGCCCATTGGATAGATGAACTCAAACCAACCGAGTATATTATACCTGATGTACTTGAGAATGCTCTAGGTACGATGGACAATGCATTAGACTGGAAAGAAAAGTATTCTGATCTACCGGGCAAGACTATTGGTGTCGTTCAGGGTAAGAGTTATGCAGACCTCGTTCAATGTTATGATTATCTTGATAATGTAATTGGTGTAGATAAGATTGCTATTTCTTTTGACTACTCGTACTACCTCGAAGTCTGTCCTCATCCAAATAAATGGATGGGTTATGCATTAGGTAGGGTACAAACTTTAACTAGACTATTAAATGACGGCGTTATCAATACTAAAAAACCACATCACCTCCTTGGCTGTGCGCTTCCAATTGAGTTCATGTTCTATCGTCAAGGCTTCGAATGGTTGGAGTCATTGGATACTTCCAACCCTATTGTTCATGCTATCTTGGATCTTGGCTATGAGCCTGGTGGATTGGATGCTAAGAAATCCATTAAACTCATTGAGTTACTTAATACTCCTGAACCCTCGGTAGCTACAATGCACACCATTAGACATAATATTAAGTACTTTAGATCATATGTTCATGGGTACAGATAATGAACTGGGTTACATTCTTTAGTCAAACCGGATCAGAGATTGTTGAGCTATCTAAGTCTATTGGACGTAAACCAGACTTACTGGTAACTAATAATTTCGAAGATAGAATTAAATTTCACCCAGGCATTCGTGAGCTGGGTGTTACTATTATGTCTGCCAAGCATGATATGTTAATGAACTACTTTAGAAACCAGGTGGTATATAATGTTCCTCAGACCCTTATTAGTCTTCATGGCTACCTTCGCATTCTACCAGCTGATATATGTGAGAAGTACGAAATATATAACGGGCACCCTGGAGCAATTACTCTCTACCCTGAGTTAAAAGGTAAAGATCCGCAAGAAAAAGTATGGCAAGATAATGACAAGTATACTATAATAGGCAGTGTTGTACATAAATGTACTGCAGAATTAGATGATGGTGATGTATTGAAATCTGTTTATGTACGTAATAGAAACTATACTAGAGAAGATCTTTATGTATCTCTTAAGATGACCTCTTTATCGGCATGGAATTTCTTCTTGAAAGAAAAGGGTTTATGAGATCTCTTTGTATGAGAATTGGTATAACGGGCGCGCAATCGGTAGGTAAGACTACTCTTTTAAATGCATTGCGATCAGAAAAATGGTTTAAAGACTTTGTTATATGTGATGAGGTAACTCGTCGTGTAAAGAGTTATGGTTTACCCATTAACGAAGAAGGTACTGATAATACTCAACGTCTAATTATGCATGAGCATATAGTTAACGTGTTTATGCATGATAACATGCTGACTGATCGTACTGCGCTAGATGGTCTGGTATATAGTACGTACCTTTATAAAAATAATAAAATTTCTAGTAGTACTTTAAAATATGCAAAAGATGTATTTAAAAAAGTATGGAATTCCTATGATTACGTGTTCTATATTGAACCTGAATTTGAAATTGTAGATGATGGGGTACGTAGTATTGATAAGCAGTTTAGAGATGAGATAGCTGAACTGTTTGAAACTACTATCGAGAAGGAAAAGTTAAGTATACACAGAGTTAAAGGCTCTGTACGTGATAGAGTTAATACGATTATAGATTTTTTAGAGGGCAGATAATGAATAACCAAGATAAATTGAATAAACTGGTAGGGGTCCATCTGGGAAAAGCCGGAGATGGGACTGCAGTTAAGCCTTATGTGACTCCTGATGCTGTAGATGCGTCTTTGTTAGTACCTGTTCCGAGAATTTTAAATAGGACAGCATACGGAATTGATGAGTCAAACTTGCCGTTTGTAGGTGTGGATGCATGGAATGCTTATGAATTTTCTACTCTACTTACAAATGGCTTCCCTGTATCGGGTTGGTTAAAGTTTACATACCCATCTGATTCTCCTAATATTGTAGAGTCAAAGTCGGTTAAGCTATATTTGAACTCTTATAATATGGCTAAGTTAGTTACCAATACAGATGATATGTGGCAAGTAGAAGATAAGATTGCAAGTGATCTATCTGATGCTGTAGGTGCCGAGGTGGATGTGTTTGTTCGTTGGGGTGACGTTGATACAGTTAAGCCTATTGTTGGAGACTTTACATCATTAGAGCATTACTGTAATATTGGTAATATGACGTTTGATGAGTATAATGAAAGCCCTAATACATTACAAGTAGTACCCAGTATTGGTCGGTATGAAAAATGGCGATCGTATTCACTTAGATCAAATTGCCGAGTAACTAATCAGCCCGATTGGGGCGATGTGTATGTGCATATTAAAGGGGATAAGGCAGTTACCCCGGAGTCATTGCTTAAGTATATTGTATCGATGCGTAAAGAGAATCACTTTCATGAAGAGATTGCCGAATGCATTTATAAGCGTCTCTTTGACTTGCTTCAGCCTGAAGAGTTATTTGTAGCATGCTTGTATACGCGTAGAGGTGGTATTGATATTAACCCTGTACGTGCAAGTAATAACAGAGTGCTCTACAAATATGGTAATATTGCCGATGTAACTAACTTCTGTACAAAGACTGCAAGACAATGACAACTTATAAGATCACAGGACCTGATCCTAACGTAAATGAGATCTGTAATGAATTTGAGTCAAGAGCCTGTCATGGCTTTGACAAATACGGTGTTACTACCGAGCGTACCGATCTAGATCTAATGCAATGGATTCAGCATCTTAAAGAAGAATTAATGGATGCAGTAGTCTATATTCACCGTATTCAAAAAGAATTGAAAGAGAAACAAGATGACTTTAAATGATCCCTTGTCATTACTACCCGATGTGAAAGGTTGCGTAGTTATTCTATCTGGTGGTATGGATAGTACCATTGCAATGCGACTTGCTGTAGAGAAATATGGCAAAGAAAATGTATCTGCATTGACCTTCTATTACGGTCAGAAGCAGAGTCGAGAGATTGATATGGCTAGAATGTCTACTAACCTACTAGGTGTAAACCACAAGGTTGTAGATGCTTCTTTCCTAGGTGATATTAGTAAAGGCTTTTCTGCCAACGTCGATACCGATATGGCTATGCCGACGATTAAAGATGTCTTAGGTGATCCTAGACCTAAGACATATGTACCTAATCGTAATATGATCTTGATGTCAATAGCAGCA